CGAAGTTCATTACATGGATGCTCAGGAACGTGCACCAAGACGTGTATACCGGCTCGTATCAGTCGGTTAAAGGCATTGACCGCCCCGTGTTTCAGATAAGTATCTTTACGCAAGTGATTGAAGATGGTTTTACAATTTCCAATCAGGTACTACAATCGCTACACGGCTATAGCGGTATGTTAGGAAATCCGGCTGACGGGGGTTTTAATATTTCCAAAGCCGATTGCCAGTGGCTGTACAACAGTTACGACAATGAGAATAAATTGGCTGAAATCTTTATTGATTGCACAATAGATATCCCAACATAAGACACGATTTTTTCAACTCTTTAAAGGAAACTCAAAATGGCTTTACCAACAAAAATTTTGCCCGGATTTAGTGCAACACTATACGCACAGCCGGGCGCAACACCAACCGCATTAACATCCGCGGCATTGTCAACTTATGCTACCGTTTCTGCTTTGGCAGTTGTCGGTAACTTAGTGCCGGTGGAGGCAATCCCCGCATTTGGTCAAGATGATGCTGTTGCGTCATTTGGAGTTGCGGGTTCACGCCAATCGGACAAAATTCCTGTGCAATCTGCACCGACAAGTATGAGCATTACAGCCGCTTGGAATCCTAGCGACACAGTTTTGTTATTGCTTCGTGGTGATGCTTACAACGGCACGATTGACCGCACGTTTGTTATTTCCGCTACTGATGGCACTGGCATTGTAATTTATGCGTTTAATGGTCGCGTAAGCCAATGGACTATTGACTCGGCTCCCGGAGCCGAAGCGAAAGTTAATTTTACAATTCATCCCCGTGGTAATTTATACGGCTGGTCTGCCAGCGCTTAATATGACCACTGATGACGCAGTAACATTGCTGACCAGTACCTACTTGCCTTTTGACCTTGTGGTCAGGGGCATGGAGTTAGACCCTAAAGAAGTAGCGGATGCTTTGGCAAACGCTACAGCAGGGTCTGAACAACAAACTGCATTACAGTTTTTGGCATCATACTTTCCGTATGCACCAACCAAAAAAATAAAAGAATAAAACATGACTACGACAATAAAAGACAGTAACGATTTGTTGGGTTTTCTAGTAAGCCAAGCCGAATCTCGCAAGGATTGGTTTGGCTTTTCTCAACAACGCATGACAGCGGTAACGCTTGCGCATCAAATTGCACAACATCATGCGGACAAAATGACACCTGATGAAGTCGTAGATTACGCACTGCAAGTCAATCACCTTATATTTCATAAAATTATTAAGGCGGGTTAAACCATGCAAGCATCTTTCAAAATCGTTGGATTGAAGGATGTGCTTGCCGCGTTTGATGATTTGGCAGAGCAAATTGGTGATAAAAAAGCCACCAGTAAAATTTTAGTGCCCGCAGTCCGTGAGGCAATGAAACCCGTATTAACTGAAGCCGTTGCTCGTGCGCCGGTTAATACAGGTGGTCTAAGGTTATCCTTACAAGTTGAGGCAAGACGCCCCTCACGTCGTGATAGGCGGTCTAAATACATAACCGAAACGGATACAGTCATTGCGGCAGTGACAACGGCATCGGGTAAAAAACTAGCCGAAATGAGTGAAGGCAAAGGCTTATTAAAAGCCAAAAAACGCCTTTCCACAATGGAGGGCGATGCTCACGTAGGCGCGTATCGCGCAAACAAATTTACAGGTATTAAAAGCGATGCTCGGGCAATAGCGCAAGAATTTGGTTCTGCACAAAACCCAGCGCATCCTTATTTACGAACATCAATGGAAAGCCAAGCCCCACAAACCGCCAAAAGGCTTGGTGAAATTATCGGTAGGCGGATAACACAATACAAGGCAAAACAGAAATGACAAAATTTTCCAGTGCGTTTGGCGACAAATATCAAGCCAACAGAAAGAACCTTTTAATTCGTTCGTTTGAATTAGGTGGTCATACATTTAAAGTTCGTATTCCATTGGTTGCAGAATCAGAAGAAATTTACAAAAAAGTATCTGAGCCGGATGATGAAACCATAGAAAAAATTTACGTGCAGATTACCGCTTCGCTACGGCAGTTTGAGGCTACGCAAGCCGAGAATTTTCAATTTACTGATAACGATATTTTGGTTGAGGGTCGTTCGATGCGAGAGGCGGCTAAAAACAAGGCTATTACAGAGGCTCGTATTACCGAGTTTTTTAAACTGCTTGTTCCTGAACTAGAAGGTGCAAGCCTTGACGATTTAACTTATGACGATATTGAACAAGAGTTTCCAATATCAGTGCAAATGCAGATAGTGGAAAAAATTGGTGAAGTGATTAGCCCAAGTTATAGGGAAGCGCGGGGAAACTAATACGCTCGTTAAAAAGCCAGTGTCAAGCGGCAATGATTTTTAACGGGCATACCTTAGAGACAATACAAGACATTGATGATGTGACCATGGCGCACATACAGACGATGTATGCCGATGGATTGGTTGGAAATTATGGCGTGCTGACGCAAATAGCGACCCTGACAAATGGGGTGTTTAACTATATGCGACCTGCAAATTCACCGCCTTATAAACTAGCCAACGTTCTCGGGAGTGCGTATGATTACATTTATCCACCGTTGCCTGAAAGCACTAAACAAGCGGCTGTAAACGATAGCCTTTTAATGTTTATGACACAGGCACAGGGGTTTGATAAAAAATTGTTTGAGGTAAAACATGGCTAATATGATTGCCCGCCTTGGCGTTGTTCTAGGCTTAGATTCTGCGGAGTTCAGCCGAGGATTAAATTCGGCTGGTAAAAAACTTGAACAATTTAGCCAATCAGCAGAAAAATTTGGCAGGATAGGTGCGACTGCATTATTAGCCGCAAGTGTTGCCGCCGTTAAATATGCGGATGAATTAGCCGACGTAGCCGACGCCAACGAGGTAGCGATTGGTACTGTATTACAGTTGTCCAATGCGCTTGCAAATTCGGGTGGCAAAGCAGACAACGCGGGCAAGATGTTATCTACGTTTGCTAAGTTTATTGACGAAGCGGCAGGCGGTTCAGAAAAGGCACAGAAAACTGCTAAATCTTTAGGAATTAGTTTGCAGGACTTGGGCAAACTTTCGCAAGAGGAATTGCTTAATAAACTGGTTGCTAATTTAGCAAAAGTTGAAGACCCGATTACGCGCAACGCGCAAGCAATGGATGTTTTTGGTAAAGCCGCCAAAGGCGTTGACATGGTTGGCTTTGCTGAAAAAATTGCAGAAGTCAACCCGCTAATTCAGGAACAAGAAAAAGCAATCAAAGCCGCCGCAGATACATACGATTTATTGGCTCAAACATCCCGCGATGTAATGTTGGTGTTGGCTACGGAATTAGGTCCTATCCTAAAGGCTACTGTTGATTACATGAAAACATTAGGTGATAACGGCGTATCACTTAGCGGTATTTTTAAAACTGTATTTCAAACGGTTGCGGTTTTAGGTTCTGAAGTTGGTTATTTCTTTAAAGCAATTTTTGATGAAATTGGACACACATACAACAACGCGGTTATCTTAGTAACCAAAGGCGTTGATGCCGCAATTGAAGCAAACAAAAAATACAACAATTCTGTTTTAGCGCAAAGAATCCAATTAGATTTATACCAAGCGCAAGTAATGGGAGTTCCCCAATACGGAAATGCAATTGATGCGTTAGCGTTAAGTGGTGGGTCAAAACCTAAAGCGTCAAGTGGCGGCGGTAGAAAAGTAACTGATGCCGATGAAAAAGAAAGACAGAAAAAAGCGGAAGAAGCAAAAAAAGAAGCAAAGCGTTTAGAAGAAGCCGCAGAAAAAGCAAGATTGCGGGCATTGGAAAAATACTTTAATGAACTGCAACGCTTAGACAAGATTTTGTTAGACATTGCTAACAAAGAAAATAGTGCATTTACAGATTCACTTAGACGAATTGAAAATGAAGAAGCGGCATTAAAAAGTAAAAACGGTTTGTTTCAACTTGAACAGCAAATTAAAGATATGCGTTCTGAAGAAATACAGTTGAATAGAGAACTGTATATGCTTGACCAACAAAGACTGCAAAACATTAGAGAAATAAACCGCAACAATGATTTAGAAGCCGAAGCCAAACATTATTTGATTCAACTACAAAACGAACTAACAGAATCAAGTAATAAATATGTTGAAGCGCAATACAACGCGGCATTAGCGCAACGCAAAGGCACATTTGAGGAAGGCTTTACCAAGTCGATGAAGGCATTTTTGCGTGACCTACCTACGGAATTGGAAATTGGCGCAAAAACTTTTGAATCAGTCATGGGCAATATGGAATCTGCCATTGACAGATTTGTTAAAACAGGCAAGATTGGTTTTAAAGATTTAGCCAAAAGCATTATCCAAGACATGATAGCGATACAGATGAAAGCCGCGGCTTCTAATTTTCTAAGTTCGATGTTTGGGTCTATGTTTGGTACTCGTGCAAATCCGTATCAACCAGCGGCAATGGCGGGCGTTCCCGGATATGCTGATGGCGGTTCCCCTGCGGTGGGTCAAGCAAGCATTGTGGGTGAACGTGGACCCGAATTGTTTGTGCCACGCACAGCGGGAAATATTATTCCAAACCATGCGTTAAGCGGTATGGGCGGCACAACAATGGTGACAAACAATTACATTAACGCAATAGACACCAAATCGTTTGAGGACAGATTGCTGTCAAGCCCTAATGCGGTATGGGCGGCAAATCAATACGCAGGAAAATCATTGGCAGTGAATCGAGGTCGAGCATGAGTTTTCAAACCATTTTTGAAATACAACAATCAATGACGGTAAACAATCGTCGTGTGGTTGGTCAACAAGTAGCGCGGTCGGGCTATATCACTGTGGCGCAATATTTAACGGCTGTGCCTTGGGTGTTTACGATTCAGCCTCATGCGTATTTGTACTATCCACAAGTGCGTGCAATCATTCAAGCGATTGACAATAAAGACCGTCAATTAGCCGAAACCATTGTAATGACCAGTTCCAATTTGTCTTGGTTTACGTCAATGCAAGGAACGGCTACGGCGGCAACGCTTAACGGCGCACCAACGGCTAATACACAAACGCTTGCGTTAACGTCTAATGGCACGTTTAAAGCGGGCGATTTCATAATGATTAGTGGATACACGTACAAGATAACGGCTGATTCTGCCGGTTCATCCGTAAGTATTCACCGACCTTTAATTGGTACGCCATCATCAGGCACAACTGTTTTTATTGGCAATCAATGCACGTTTACAGTTGTTGCAGAAGCCTGTCCGACATATACTTTGAACCCAATGACCAACGGCGCATTTGTACAATGGGATGCGCCATTTGTTTTTAGAGAGTACATCACATGACAACCATTAACGCCGTTACAGGCTCGCAGATTAACCATGCGGAATTTGTAAAACTGACTGTTGGCGTTGCCGGTACTGTTTACACATTTTGCAATGCCGCCGCCCCAATTACTGTGGGTGGCAATACGTTTTCAAACCTTGGTGCATTGTTAAACGTTGACGAT